AGAACAAGTTGAAATTATCCCATTGGTAGTATCATAATTAGCCTTAAATTTGATCGTCTGAGATACTATATCTTCCAAAGCATAATTACCTTCCCATTCTGAAAAATCAACTTTAGGTAATTCTATTCTCAATAACGGAGTATTAGAGGTCAAAGTAGTATCTAAATCTTCAATATCAATTCTGACTGCTTTTTTATCTCCATTAACCATATAATCTCTCAAGGTGTTATTTTCATAATTAAGCGACATGCTACCTTCAATAGAAATCATCTTGTTAAGAATATCTACAGGTTGAACCGTGCCATGTGCTGAATCTCTTTCAGTCCCCAAATCCGATGTTAAGGTCAAGGCTTTAGTTTCCAATGCGGTAGCTGCGTCAAGTCCAGCCAAATTAGTAGCTATATAAATCTTCACACCCTTCTTGGTAAATTTGTTTTCTGTCGTATAAGACGGAGTTTGAGTTGTAGTAACGGGACTTTTGGCCAATAAGCCAGCCGTAAATTGTACTAATCCCTCCAAGGTCATATTAATTTCAAATCTTGACAACATCGCTAATTTATACATTTGAGTTACAATGTCACTTTTTTCAACAATCGTCAAAGACTTATGTTGATTGCTTTCACTTAAACTAAATGCGTGTGTATATTCTGAGGCTGTCCCCGACGTACTAACTGCACCCAACCAAGCATATAAGAAATATCCAATAGATTGATCTCTCAGCTCTGCTGTAATATCACCCTCAGCATATTTCTCAGTAACTAATTTATCATTGCTATCTGCCAATGAACCCAATGCACCAATATCTCTAGCTTCATCAACTTTAGGAAAAAGTGTCGTATTAACATGGGGCATCCAAATTGTCGGTGCTAATCCAGTCCCTCTTGTTGCTTCTATTGCTAAACCTAACCTAACTAATCTGCCAGCTATTTTACTCATTGATTAATAATAACAAACATTAAGAGTTTGTGTCAAATGAAATTTTAACCTCTAATTTAATCTCCGATACCACCATTTTCTCATCAGGAAAATAAACAATACTACTGGGAATAGGCCTAACCCCGATCATCGTGTATCCGCTAGGCAAACTAATCCCACTTAATAACTCATCTTTGTCAAAAGTATCAATCACTGTATCGGTCAATTCTCTGATAATTCTGTGTCCATCATCCACTTTTTCTTTATAAGTAGGCTTATTAACATCGTTTAAATTAAAAAACAATCTGACTGTATAAATATAAACCCTTTCATTCTCACTACTGGTCTCATAGTCGCTATCATACCCCGAAGGAGTGATTGTAGCCGATGGGTAACCATCAAACTTCAACCAAGGATAATCGTAAACACTTTCAATGTCGCTTATCCCTTCTAAAACTAATTTAATTTTGTTAGATAATGTTTGAAAACTCATATTTCTTTAATTGCTTGACTAATTTTAGCAGATATTATCCTATTACCCTGTGCTTGAGCCTCACCAGCCCCTAAATACATAAAAGGCTTCCCTCCAAAGGGAGTACCAGCCCGACCATGCCCCAATAAATAAACTATTTTCCCATTTCTTCTCATCCAGCCTTCGTGAATCCATCTATCATAAGGCACATTAGGCTTAATGATTGCTCTAAACTTCCTAGGTTCTAAATCTGTTCCGATACTTCCACGTAAACCACCTTGATCAACAGGAGTCTGCTTAACTGACTTTTCCTGAATCAAATAAGTATAAGCCGTCATACCTTCCCACAATCTTCTAGCCAACTTAGCCTCTGCCCCTAAAAACATATTAGCTAATTTCTGAGGACTAGGACTAACCTTAATATTAACTTTCATTTAATTTTGAGATATAAACTTGTTTAAATTCATTTATCCCAAATAATTTAGCCTCAATTACTTCTGTAACTTTAAATTGATTATCTCCCGACACCACCGTATCGCCTTCTCTGATATTCACATCTGATTCACAATACAAAACGTAATCTTCACCAAACACCCCTTCTAGCTTTTGCACACTTTCTTTATCTAATTGCTGAATATTGACATCAACCGTAGCAGTAGACCTAGACCTGACTTTATCAGTTCCAATAACGGGTGTCATCCTTTTGATGATCGCAGTAGTGTCAAAAAAATGTCTAACGCTCATACAACAAAACGCTTATATTTTGACAAAACCTCTTTAATTTCGTCATCACTATAAGCCTCCTTACTAAATGTAACATCGTAGTTATACAGTTTCATTCTGCTTATGTTACCGCTAGATTTTCTATCATTGAAAGCCCTATTGCACAACTTCCAAACAATCATCTCTAAATCCGACAATCCGACACTTGCAAGAGTCTTTAATGTTCCAGTAACATTCTCAAAATCAAATCCAGCCGTAAATAAAACTTTGTAATTCTGAAATCCTTTATAAAATGCCCCATTTGCATTAACAATTCCAGCTTCCTCATCTTTCCTATAATCATTACTGCTAACCACCGTCCAAGTATTACCACCATAAGTACCTGAATTTCTGTGATATAAGGTAAAAGTTTCTCCCGATACAACAGGAAATTGAGGCAAATTTAACTCACTACTACCCCGACCATCAACAACCGTGTCAGTATAAGCAGTCTTTTTAAATCTTCTATCACACTCATTCTCAATGAAATCCGTAACGGAATCAATAATCACCTCAAACACACTATCATAAGTCGTCCCAGTCATGCCTATAAAAGCCTTTAACCTAGCAACAGTCGTCAAAACGTAAGCATTCATTACTTACCTCCACGCAACATCCTGTTTTTGTAAATTGTTTTTTTGGGTTTGTAGATCGTACCAAATCCTCCATCTATTATCCCATGAGCTATATTTCGGGATACTAATAGAACAGAGTTTCTACTGCCATATTTTGACTTTTTATTTAATCTTACTTGTATCATAATTTCCTCCCATTTGAGGACAATCTATCTCCAAGATTATCCCCATCAGGCAAAAAATTACCAGTTGGTAATCTTACGCATAGCCCTAGCAAGAGCCAGCTTACCGTCAACTCTTTCAGTAACCTTAATGGCTATCTGGTCTTTCAAAAAAGTACCAGCACCTTCGGTAGTTGTCTTTACAGTCATCTGCCGTCTATCACCAATGTAATAGAATCTTAAGTCACCAAAATAAACAGTCTTTCCACAGTCGTTTTGTTCCATGACTGGTTTACCCATGATCGTAGGTAGCCCACCAGAAGTGGGTGAGATCATCAAGTAATCACCATTGTCATTTTTCAACTTACTGATGTTAAAGAGAGTAATGTTAGACGCTAGCCAAACACTATTTTCCCTATGTCCTTGCGACAATCGCCAATAAGTTTCAATCAACTGATCCGCAGTCCCAGCATTACCAGCGTCCACGCTGTTAATACTAGCCTGTGAAAGTCCTGTAGGTTGTCCTGATCCAGTACCAGCAACAAATTTCCTATCTTCTTCCCGATAAATTGCCTGTGCAAATCTTTCGGTCAAATAAGAAACTAAATTGATAGCAGAATCCTCAAGCAACTCAACTGTTAAGAAGATAATTGCATTAAGTTTGAACGGAGTAAGTTGAACATTGCCAAACTCAGCAGAAGTTGTGGATAAAGAAGTGTTTTCACTACCCCAATATACAGCAACATCAGCAGTCAAAGCAGGAAGTTCCAAAAGTTTCCCTTTCATGGGGAAAACCGTTGCAAACCTTCTGATGACTGGCTTATCCTGAGCCCAGTCTACAATGTCAGCTCTAAACTCATCAGGCACTAAATAACCACCTGCGGAGTCAGTACCTTCGACAAGAACATCAGACGATTTATCGCCTCTAATGAGCGCCTTGAAGAATTTTTCAACTTTTTCTTCTTTAGCTTCATTTGTAGGCTCACCTTTATCAGGAGTAGAACCCCCTGCTTTAGTAGCTTTCAAAACTGCCTTAGTCGTTTTTTCAACCAAACTTTCCATTAATGCAGATACTTCGGCTTGTTTCTCTTTTTTGGCTTTCGCCTCAAGTTTCTTTTCCTTAGCAATCTCCATTAACAATTTTTTCAAATATGATTTTTTCATTTATATATTCACCACCTTTCG